ATGGGAAAACGACTAACACAAACTGTTGCATCAAGCCTCAGCGATGCCATCAACCGGCAAGAAGAGGCAGCATTCAAGATCGGCTTGGTTCCGAAGCGCATGTCGGACCTGATGGGTATTGAACTCAAGACCTATTACCGCTGGATGGCGGACAACAGCATGCCGCTGAACCGCGTTCGCCAGTTCGAAACCTTCTGCAAAGCCTCCTACATCAGTGAATACCTCTGCACGGCTCATGGAGACAAAGTGGTTATCGCCATCCCGTCTGGCCGCGCCGCCAAAGCGAGCGACCTTGGGGAAATGCAGGCGAATTTTGGCGAAGTCATCATGCTGCTGGAGCAATGCTACCGCGACAAAACGAGCGTCGCGGAAACCCTAGCCTTACTCAGTGTCGTCCTTTCGCAAGCGGCTTACCACCGCGAAAACATCCGCAAAATTGGCCAGCCTGAACTGGACTTTCAAGGGGGGCAGATATGACTCCGTTACAGTCCTTTTTCAGCTCCACTGAGCTTGCTGCAATGAAACTGCCTGGGCTGCCAGGTACCGCTCAGGGCATACGTGTTGCTGCAGACCGCGAGACATGGGCTTCTCGGCCACGCTCAAAAGGCAAAGGGCTGGAGTATTCAATTACCAGCCTCCCAATTGACGCTGTCCGCGCCATCCAAGCCCGCGCCGCTGCCGCCGGTCGCGTTGACCAACTGATGGACCCCGCCGCCGCCCCGGCGATCAATAGCCGAATCCCTGGCTCGCAAATGAGCTTGCTGGACGACGAAAACCGCCGTGAAGCCGACCGCGAAGTGCTGCTGCGGCTGCCGAAACTGACGCCAAAACAGGTCGCTCGCTTCGAAGCGCGCCGCAGTATCACCCTAGCCTGGTACACCTACCTCAAGCTGCACGGCATGCGGCCGTCGCGCAAGCTGTACGAAGCCTTCGTCAGCCACTTCAACGCCGGCCACCTGCAGGCGAATAAGGTGCAATACCCGGAGCTGGCCATCGCTACCGCCGGCGTGATTGAGCAGATCGCGCTGCGGACTCTGCAGATGTGGGTGTCCGACTACGAAAAAACCGGCCTTGCGGCCTTCGTCGACAAACTCGACGGCAGCCACCAGCGCGGCCGCTGCCAGATCAGTTTGCAGCCGGATTTGCACAACTTCACCCTCGGCATGCTGGTCAGCAATCCGCATATCAAGCCGGTCCACCTGGAACAAGCGGCCGCCGCCCGCTTTGCCGGCCACAGCAACGTGTCCGTGCCCGGATACCACGCGTTCCGCCGCTTCATCAATCAATGGAAAACCGACAACGCCGAGCTGTTTACCGCCCTAATCAACCCGGACGCGTGGAAAAACCAGCACATGTCGGCGTTCGGCTCGGCATCTGAAGACGTGTTCGGCTTGAACCAGCGCTGGGAGTTCGACTCCACCCCGGCCGATCTGATGCTGACCGATGGCCGTTACTGCCTGCTCGGCGTCATCGACGTCTGGAGCCGCCGCGCCAAGTTGTTGGTTGCCAAAACCAGCCGCGCCCTGGGCGTGGGCGTCCTGGTCCGGGCCGCGCTGCTCGACTGGGGCAAATGCGCCGAGGCCAAAACCGACAACGGGCAAGAGTATGTCGGCGTCTACGTCGACGACGTGTTCCGCGCGCTGGACATTGAGCAGATCAAATGCCCGCCGTTCCAGCCCTGGCACAAACCCCATATCGAGCGGCTTTTCCGCACTTTCTCGCACGATCTGTTGGAGCTGCTGCCGGGCTATATCGGCCACAACGTCGCCGAGCGCAAAGCCATCGAGGCGCGCAAGCAGTTCTCGGAACGGCTGTTCACCAAAAACACAGTGTTGGATGTCGGCATGAGCAGCCAGCAGCTGCAGGCGTTCTGCGACCAATGGCTGGTGCGTTACCACAATGCGCCGCACAGCCAGTTGGAAATGAGCCCATTTGCCAAAGCGGCGACCTGGACCGGCGAGGTCGAGCAGATCGACAACCCGCGCCTGCTCGACGTGCTACTTGCTGAGCGCATCGACCGCACCGTGCTGAAAAAAGGCCTGCAGATCGACGGCGGCTGGTTCATCGCCCCGGAACTGGCGGTGAATCTGATCGGCCGCCAAGTCCAGGTCCGGCTGGACCCCACCGACCTGGGCCGCGTCTATGTGTTCCACGATGGCCAGTTCATCTGCGTCGCCGAATGCCCGGAACGCACCGGCATGGACCGCCAGCGGGTGGCGCAGCAGGCCAAGCAGTTACAGACCGCAGAGGTCAGCCGCCAGAAGCGCGAACTCAAGGCGCTGGCACGTAGGGTGAACACCGACGAGGTCGTGCAGGAAATCCTTCGCGCCGACGCCGAGCGCGCCGGCAAGCTGGTCTCGCTGCCGCGACCGGCCGCCTCAGTCGACACCCAGGGCACCCGCGCCGCTGCGGCCGCCGTCCAGGCCATCGACAACCCTCAATCCAATATCCCGCTGGCGATTCAACGCCAGCAGGCGCTGGCCGCTAAAACCGCCCCGGCCCCGGTCGACATCCCGCTGAGCGACGAAGCCAAGTTCCGCCGCTGGCTGGAACTGTCCGACCTGGTCGAGCACGGTCAGGCGATCCCCGAAAACGAACAGCGCTTTTTCGCCGGCTTCCCCAAAACCGCCCGATTCATGGTCCAGCACGAGAAGCACCAGAAGCTGCAGGCCAGCCAGCCGCGCAACGCCGGCAACCACTAGGAGTTTGAAACATGACTTTGAATGCTAACGCCGACATTACCAATGTCGATCTGATGCACGCCACGGCTCTGCGCCTGTTGAACCGCCCGAGTGGATCGGATGGGCTGGCCGTGATGTTCGGCCCCAGCGGCTACGGTAAAACCCAGGCGGCGACCCAGGCTTACCTGCGCCACAACGGCTATTTCGTCCGCGTCTCCGACTCGTGGACGTGCAAGACGTTCTTGCAGAAAGTCCTCGCCGAAATGGACATCCAGGCTGGCCGCACCACCAGCGCGATGCTAGACCAGGTCGCGCAGCAGCTATCGACCAGCCAGCGGCCGCTGATCATCGACGAGGCCGACTATGCGGCGGACAAGCCGCGGCTGATTCAACTGATCCGCGACATTCACGACACGAGTTGGCGCGCCAGCATTGTCCTGGTCGGCGAAGAAGCACTACCGCACAAGCTGGCCAAGTGGGAGCGGGTCCATAGCCGCGTTTTGGATTGGGTGCCGGCCCAGCCGGTCAGCCTGGCAGACGCCCGCAAACTGGCGCCGATCTACTGCGCCGATCTGCCGGTCGCAGATTGCCTGCTGCAGCGCGTGGTGGATGAAGCCCGCGGCTCGGTGCGTCGCGTTGGTAACAACCTGAACCTGATTCGCGAAGAGGGACTGGCCGAAGGCTGGGACATCGCCACCCTGGAGGTGTGGGGTACCCGGCCGCTGTACAACGGCAAAGCACCGACCCGGAGGCTGCCGCAATGACCGCGCCCCGCAACGGCCGCAAACCGGCTCAACTGGAACTGGCCGGCGGTAAAAGTCCGCGCCAACTGGCCTGGGAGACCATCCGCGCCCGCCGTGACAGCTTCACGCTCAACGACGTCGCTTGCTATGCCGACATCGACATCCAGACCGCGAAAGCCTACCTGCAGGCGCTGGAGCGCGGCGGCTATATCAGCAGCACCAGCCCGCGCCGCAACACCAGTATCGCCGCCAAAACCTACCGGCTGGCCAACGACTGCGGCGTCGACGCGCCGCGGCTCAATCGTCACGGCCAAGTGGTGAATCGTGGCATTGGCAACACAAACATGTGGCGCGTGATCCGAATGAGCAAAAGCGAGTTCGACTATCACAGCATCGCCCGCGATGCCTCGACGCCTGAACACCAGATCGCCCCGTCGACCGCCAAAAACTACCTGCTCGCGCTGGAGCAGGCCGGCTATCTGGATATCGTCCAGCCGTCGCAAGGGAAGCCCGGCGGCGGCAACAGCCCTTGCCGGCTGCGACTGCGCTCCATTCACCCTATCACCGGCAAAGCGCCGGGGCCGCGGGCACCGATGGTTCAGCTTCTGAAAACGGTTTACGACCCGAACTGGGCGCAGATCGTGCAGCAAGAGGCACCTAGCGATGACTAATTGGCTCGCGATGTTGCACGCCGCCGTCCAGGCCGAGGGCCAGCAGGCGGTAGCGCGTCGGCTGAACTACTCGCGTACCACCATCAGCCTAGTGTTGGCCGGCAAATACGGCGGCCGCGTCGATCTGGTGCAAAACGCGGTGCAAACAGAGTTCGGCACTGTCGCGTGCCCGTTCTCCGGGCAAACCATCGCCCGCGACGTCTGCGCGACGATCTCCGCCGGCCCGATCCCGACACATAACCCCAGCAAATTGGCGAACTGGCAGCACTGCCGGCATTGCCCCAACCGCAGCACAGGAGAGTGACGATGTTACATAGCGAAACCGCTGCTCTGCAGCGCATCCAATCGAATCAGCAGCTGCACGAGCAGCCCGTTGCCGGCCGGGAATACTTCCTGATCCGCCGCCATACGCTGGACCGCCAGCCGGCGCTGCAGCTGACCGTCGATTTCTATCGTCAGCGTTTCGAGTCGGGCCGCGTCGATTTCTGGAACGACGCGGACCAGAAAGACGACGAGCTGCAGGTCAATGTGCCGATGGGGCGGGACTCTTTCTCGCTCTTGTACCGCATGGCGCGCTGCTGCCTGCATCACCGGCCGCTGAATCTCTACGTGACCGAGGCCCGGCCATGAGCGCCGTCCTGCCGCTGGGCCGGCCGGTGCCCAATGTCTACATGCTAGCCGGTGCTCACCGGATCGCAGCCGCGATTGAGCTGCTGAGCCGCGAGGGTTTGACGGTGCTGAGTTCAGTGCAGGAACACCCGATGAAGCCAACGATTCGCGTGCGCCACAGCATTCAGTGCGACCGCCTGATCGCGACCGGCGAAGCCAAGTTCTATTCGTTCGGACACGACAACGACGGTCGCTTCAGCGAGGCCCAGTTCGAACGCGCCGGCTGCCGCGTGGTTTGGACCCAATACCCGTAAGCCCAGCGCCACAACACCCCGTAATGACCAGGAGCACATGACATGCAAACCAACCTCAAAGACTACACAGAAATCCGTCGCAACCGCGGTATGAATCAGTGCGAATTCTGGAGCCGGATAGGCGTCACCCAGTCCGGCGGCTCGCGCTATGAGAACAAACGCAAAATCCCGAAGCCGGTCGCCGAACTTGTCCGCTTGCAGCACGAACTTGACATCGACACACGGCTGATCAACAGCAGCAACGCGGATTTGGTGCGCGCCGTGATCGGCGGGACGCTGGACGCCGAGCAACTGCGTCGCACCACCGCGCGTTTCAAAGTGTTGATCGCTTCCATGAACCTGGCGATTCAAGAGGCCGCCGAGTTGGCCGGCGACGTCGACAACCTGATGACGGGCCGGGAGGGCTGATCATGCAGACCATTCAACATCAGCAAACCATTGTCCATGCGTTGACTCGTGCTGCGCAGCCGCTGAGTTTTGGCCAACTGGCCGAGGCCACCCAGCTGAGCCGCGCCCAAGTGCAGGAATGCCTGGACACGCTGGAAGACATCGGCCTGGTGGCGTTTGACGTCGACCAGAAAACCTACCAGGTGAAGCAGCCGGCCGCGGCCTCCACGGTGGTCACGCCGCCAGCGAAGCCGGCCACCGATAGCGCCGCTCATATTGTGGTCCAGTCGGTGCCGCAGCAAGTGCGCCAGCATCTTGAGGCCGCGCCAGGGAAAACGCTCAGCTCGGCTGAACTGCTGAAGCGGGTCAACGGCTCTGGCCAAGCCACCAGGGCGGCACTCCAACACTGGCGCAAGAAAGGCTGCGTCCGCATCGCCGGCGACGGCTGGCAATGGCTTGACCCGGCGCAGCCAGTTAGCACCTCCACTCCCGAGAAGGCCGAGAAGGTTCCCGCCCCGGTGCCGCTTGAGCCGGCCCCGGTGGCGTTGTGGGGGCCTGAGGTACCGGCAGGCGATGCAGCAGAGCTGGCGCAGGTCGACCAGACACTGGCCCGCTTCACTCGACCGTTCCGGCTGGCGGCCGTACATGACGGCTCGCTGGAGATTCAGAACAGCGGCGGAAAGTTGACGCTGAGCGCCACCGAAGCGGTGGCCCTGGCGGTGTTCATGCACAAGGCTGCGCCCCTGGTCGGGACGTCGGCATGACGCAAGCGGTGCTGGACGAAACGACCCGGCAGCGGCTTGCGGCCGAGGTCGACCGGCTCGTCGCAATGGACATCGACCGACGCACGGCGCGGCGGATCGTGTGGGACGACTACCAGGACGAGTTGGCCGCCAGCCAAACCACCGCGCCAGCGCCGCTTGCCGACACTCCCGTGCCGGAGCCGCCCACGCTAGAGCCAGAACCTGCGCCGGTGGCTTGTAGCCGGCAGCGGTTCTTTACCGCGGACCCGCCCTTTTTTACACCAGAGCGCCTGGCTCGCAATCGGGCGGCGCTTGAACAGATCAAGAAGCTTGTTAGGAGGATGTGATGCAAAACACTGCGCAAGACGTGCCGGAAGGTTTCCTGCGCGATGCCAAGGGCCGGCTTTGCCCAATTGAGATCATTTCGGACCTGGACCTGGCTCGCAATGATTTTGTATTGGAGACCTGGAAGCGCGCCCTGGCGCTGCAGGAGCAGGTCGCCCAGTTCAAAGCCGAGTTGTTCCGCGACATTGAGGACTTCATCAAGTTGTCGTCCGAGCGCTACCAGGTCGACGCCGGCGGCGAAAAGGGCAACGTGAGCTTCACCAGTTTTGACGGCAGCAAACGGGTGCTGCGCGCCATCAGCGACAGCCTGGTATTCGACGAGGGCCTGCTGGCGGCCAAGGCGTTGATCGATGAATGTGGGCAGAGATGGACCGAGGATGCCGGGCCGGAGGCCAAAGTGTTGATCAATGACGCCTTCCAGACGGACAAGGCCGGCAAGATTTCGACCTCTCGCGTGTTGAATCTGCGTCGGCTGGAAATCGAGGACGAGACTTGGCAACGAGCGATGAAGGCGCTGTCCAATTCGCTGACGGTGCAGTGCTCAAGAGCCTATGTCCGCATTGAGCAACGCAACCCGAACACCGGGAAATTCGAGTCGCTGCGGTTTGACCTGGCGGGGGTGTGAGATGGCCAATTGCATGTTGTTGATCGAAGAAGGAGTCCGGGCATGAAAACCTTCGATCCTGACGTTATTGAATTCACGAACCAGCTCCGCGATTGGCACGAATCCCGCGTCCGGAACCTGCAGTTGATCGTGGAGAACCCAACCGCCGACTTGATGCTCGGCACAAGTGAACTCAAGGCCGATAGCGACATTGCCAAAGGCATTCGTATTGGCATCCAGTTGGCCCTGACTCAGTTGGGCAAGCTGCCCTTCAGTGTGACCCCCTGCACTGACGAAGTAGTAGATGAGGAGATCGAGTGATGGAAAACCGCAAACACGCAGTAGAACAGGCCATGGACGCCACCCTTGCAGGGGTAGCCGCTTTCGAGGGTGAGGAGGCATGCCAATACCTGGCCAGTCTGATTACCGCAGCCGTCTCTCTGCTGCGCAGCGCTGACGATGGGCTATTTGTTTACAGCTTTCTGCAGGCGGCGCTGGCCAGCCTTAGCAAATCGGCCACGGTGGTTCCCAACCCCTACGGTGGCGATCTTGGCTTAGCGCTGCATAAGGCTGATTCCATGGCAAGCCCTGAGTCTCTGAACTCGGTCGACGAGCTACGCCGCGAACTGCGTTTAGCCAACGAACAATTGATAGAACGAGACATCCGGCTGACGGACAACGAGTCCGTGCTGAAAACCATCGCAAAAGACTTGGGCAAGCTGCTGATAGCCCACCTCCAAAAAGATGCCGAGCAGGTTCATCAACTGCTGGACGCCTTTTGTCGCGACCACGTCGTTATCAAACACAACGGCTCCAGCGCCATTCACTAGCAAGGAGGTCATCACAGCACATCCTGCAGTACCCATAACCCTTCACTACATGGAATACCGATATGAACAAGCAAGAACTGATTGCAGCCCTGTCCACTAAGGCCGACCTGAGCAAAGCCGACGCCCTGCGCGCTGTAGGGGCGCTGGAAATCATCATCCAAGAGGAACTGGTAGCCAGCGGCGAAGTGACGCTGGCCAGTACCGGGAAATTCAAGGTCAAAGAGACCCAAGCCCGCACCGGCCGCAATCCGGCGACTGGCGAGCCGATTGAAATTCCCGCCGGCCGCAAGATCACTTTCACTCCGGCCAAGACGTTGAAAGAGGCCATCGCCGGCTAAACCGATGCGAAACCGCCGGGAGGCGGTCTGCTGGGTGTGGTGGCCTGGTACTGATGAGCAGCCAAGGAAAACGGAATGAAATTGAGCAAAGAGCAGAAACAGGAGCTGATCGACAAGCTGAGCTACCCCTGGGGGCGGGTCAGCCTCCAGTGCGATGGCTATCAAATCTCGTTGGTTGTTAGGCGAAGCAAGGGAATGACCTACCGGGTTGTTACCTACGTAAACGGCAGCTGGGATGGTAAGTGGATGTCCGGCCGGGAAGAACACCCGGAGCAAAAGTTTCTACGCAAGACAGTACGCCAAGTGGTCAGCAAGAAAGAACGGGGCGAAATGGAGAAGGCGGTAGGCAAGCGGCACTTCAAGAGAATGTGCGCCGACAACTCATTCTGGACCGCAACCATGACCCTCTATGACGTTAGTTGGGCCAGCGGCAAGGCTGCAATCAACCATCTCTGCAAAGTCTGCGACTCCATCGAGATTTTGATTGAACAACCTGCGTAGAACCTGCCGTCGAGCCGGTTGTGTTCAGCCGGCTCCGCAGCAGATTTTAGTTCGCATCGGTGAGCCGCCGGCCCCGATCAACCTTGGGGTGCCGTCCTCTGATACAGCCGGCGGGCGGCTCACCGATGCGAGTGCATGCAGGAGAAAACCACGATGACAGACCAACGTAGACCAATGATCGCCAAGCTTCAGATCGCTAAGCAGCAGTTGGGGATGGATGACGCCGATTATCGGGCGATGCTCGCTCGCATCGCATCGGGCAAACGGAGCAGCACGCAATTAACGCGGGCCGAACTGGAAATGGCGCTGCGCGAGATGGCTCGCCTGGGTTTTGTGCAAAAGCCAGCGCAAAAACATGGCCGCCGGCCACGGCCGGCGGATAGCCGGGAAACCATGATGGCAAAGATTGAGGCGCAGCTGACAAGTGCAGGCAGGCCCTGGAGCTACGCCCACGCGATGGCGCAACACATGTTCCAGGTCGCTCGCCTCGACTGGCTGGATTATGAGCAGCTGAACAAATTGATGTTGGCGCTGGTTTACGATGCGCGTCGCAATGGGAGGCCGAAATGAACGAAGCCCAGCATGAAGCGGCGATGGCCCGCGCTTTGCATCTGCTGCCGGAAAACGCCCGCCAGGTCGTCGACATCATCGGCCTGGCCACTACATTGAAACTCGTGAACGCCTTTGGCGGCACCCATGTTTCTGTACCCAAAACCACACGCGAGCGTGGCAGTTTCTCCGCGCTGTCGGAGGTCGTGGGCACCGATGCCGCTCGGCTGCTGGTGCGGCGTTATGGCGATACCCGGCTCTATGTGCCGAAATGCGCAGCCGCGTTGCGCGGTTTGCGCGATGCCAACATCCGTGCGGACTATGATAAATGGTGTCGGGAATTGGGGCATAATGCCACTGTCAATAATATGCTGGTTCCCAAGTACCGACTATGCGACCGGAGGCTGGAAGACATCTTGTCCAAAGTCGACCAAGTGTTGCCGGAGGCGCAAGGGAGCTTGTTTTAATTAGGAGGCCATATGCTGGTTATCAAGCGCCTTTTTTCTGTTCTGCTGGTCCTCGTCATTGCAATATCTTGGAGCGAATACCGTAGGTACAAAGCGGCTCACCCGAAAGTGGATGACATTGCTTCGACTGCTAGTCAATCGGTGTCTTCAGCCCATTTGGGCAATGACTGGCCGCTGCGCGTCACCTCCGGTAAAGTTTACTGCGAACTCGGCGCTCGTTATGTGTTCGAAGACCCGAATGGTCAGCGCTGGGCGATCAACGGCGCGGCCACCGGTCCTTATCCAGCCATCCTACCGCTGCAGCTCGACAACCCAAATCCAGTTCTGGCATGCCGGCCTGACGAACCCAACTGCGTAACGCCCAAGATGTCGCTGTCTCCACTGTTCGACATCGCAGAACGTCTGTGTAAGAAGTAAGCTGCATCCCCTACCGAACCCCTTCCTGATCTTCTTTCCGGCCGCCGCTCCCTAAGATCGCTTCATGTCCACGACATGAGGAGCGGCCCCATGGCCAGAACCATCAATCGAATTGTGATTCATTGCGCCGCCTCGCCCAATGGCAAGCAGCTGGCGCGCAGTGACAACCAAACCGCCGCCGGCATCATCGATGTTTGGCACAGCCAGCGCAGCTTCCGGCGCAGCGGCCCCTATGCCGCCAGCTTCAACCCCAATCTCAAGTCCATCGGCTATCACTACGTGCTGGACGTCGACGGCCGCAAATCAACTGGCCGGCATCTCGACGAAATCGGCGCGCATGTTCAGGGCCATAACGCTGACAGCATCGGGATTTGCCTGGTTGGCACAGACCGCTTTACCAGCGCGCAGTGGAGCGCGTTGCACAGCCTGGTCAAAGCGCTGCAGGCGCAATTTCCTGGTGCGTCCGTGCTGGGGCATCGCGACTTGTCCCCGGACCTCAACGGCGACGGCAAGATCACGCCGAACGAGTGGACCAAAACCTGCCCGGGCTTCACGGTCGCCGAATGGCTGTCTGGCGGTATGAAGCCCTTAGCCGCGCATCTGTTGGGCTGACCATGGCGCTGCGAGACCTCATCACAAACCCGGCCACTGGCCGGCTTTCTACCAGCGACAGCACCCTGGTCGGCGCATTCCTGGCCAGCACGCTGGCGCTGCTTTACGCCACGGTTACCGGCCAACTGAGCGAATGGTTGTTTGTCGGCTATCTCGCAGCATGGGTGACGCAAAGCCAAGCATCGAAACGCGCCGCCATCGCTCGGGACACGCTGCCGGCCAAGCCGGAGGAAACGCCATGAATCCTTGGTTGAAGCCCGTTGGCCTGGCGCTAGCGGTGATCGCGTTATCCGGTCTGATCGCCGGCGGCGGCTACCAGATGGGTGCCAATGTTTACCAGGCCAAGTTGGACCGGCTGCATGCCGACTATGCACGCGAGCGCCAAACCCAGGCCGAAGCCCAGGCGACGGCGCTGGATAAAGCGCTGCGCGAGCAAACCGCGCTCAACGAACAGGCGCACCGCCTAGGCGTTGAACTGCTGAACACCCGCGCTGAACTCGTTGCGGCTCATGCCGCACTGAAACGGAGAATCCCCGATGCGACTCGTTCCGACGGTGCTTCTTTTACTGGCCTTGGCCCTGCAGGGCTGCGGCTCTACACCGACAACCTCGGTTATGTCGACGCCGCAAAGGGCTTGCCCGAAACCGACGCCGGAAATGCTGCAAAAACCGATGCGACCGCCGCCGCCGAGACCGGGCTATTACCAGTCGACCTCCTGGCTCATTCCGCCGATTACGGCGCTTGGTGCCAGAAGATGGAGCAGCAGCTCGACAGCTTGAACCGCTTGTATCACACGGAGTCCCGGTGATCGATTTCCTGGGCCTGCGAATGAATGACCGCGGCGATCTGCTCGACGAACTGGACGCCACCGGCGACAGGCTGTCCGGGCTGATTCAGCAGATCGCTCCGCTGGGGGGAAATGGCAATTGTGCAAAAAAAGCCGCAAACCGCCTGGCGGAAGCCCAGGCGTCGTGGACGGAGGCATTTGATGGATCAGTTTGACCAGGCGTCGGAGCTGGAACAACTGCAGCGTGATATCGCGCTCAGCGATCAACTGGCCCGTGCCGCCAGCGGGCCAGCCTTGAGCCACTGCGAGGATTGCGGCGACGCGATCCCACCAGCGCGGGCTAGAGCCATGCCAGGCTGCCGTCGCTGTATTTATTGCCAAGAACGCAAGGAGCGCCGCTGAGCGCCACAGGGGGGACTTTGAATATTTCCGTGGATTTTTGGTACCTGGTCGGCTTGCTGCTCGGGTTTCTCGGCTTCGCCTTCGCCTGCGGGCGCTTGCTGCTTAGTCAGATTGACCGCCGCATTACCGAGACGATCAAGACCTTGGCCGATGCCGAGAAAAACACATCCGACCGGCTGGCGGGCCTGGAGCGCGATTTACAGAACCTGCGCGCCGATCTGCCAACCAGATTCGTGATGCGCGAAGACTATGTAAGGGGCCAGAGCGTGATCGAGGCGAGGCTGGATTCTTTGTACATCAGGATTGACGACATCTGGAAGCGAGGGAGCAGCAATGGCCGTTGATATCGAAAAAGTTCGCCGCGAATCCATGCGCTGGCAGGTGCTGCTGGTGCTGAACAACGCACGGCCGATGGGAGCCTACGAGGAGTTGATTCTGTCCGTGGTGCAGGCGCTGTATCCCGATGCGACCCCGCACGAGTTACGCCGTCAGTTGGACTACCTGGAGGACCGCTGCATGGTCAAGCTGGAGCGGGAACCCGGCGGCCGTTGGCATGCCGACCTGACCCGCCTCGGCGTCGATCTGGCCGAATACACCGTCGACTGCCAGCCCGGCATCGGTCGGCCGGAGAAATACTGGAGTTAACGATGCCGCCACGTTCCAAAGTTGCCCAGCTGCCGCCCGAGGTCAAAAAGTGGCTGGATGAAACCCTGGTCGAAAGCAATTTCAGTGGCTACGCCGTGATTGAGGCCGAACTGGCCGCCCGCGGCTACGCCATCGGTAAATCGTCGCTGAACCGTTACGGGCAGGATTTCGAAGGCAAGCTGGCGGCGCTGAAACTGTCGTCGGAGCAGGCCCGCGCCGTGGTCCAGGCCGCGCCTGACGACGAGGGCAGCGTCAACGAAGCGCTGATGCGTCTGGTCCAGGACCATTTGTTCAAGCTGCTGATGACGGCCGAGGGCAAGTTTGATTTGCCCAAGGTCGCTAAGTCGGTCGCCGAATTGGGGCGCGCCAGCGTCGTTCAGAAGAAATGGGCGCTAGAAGCCCGCGCGCGGGCGCTGCAAGAAGCGGCGGATCGTATAGAGGAAACTGCTATGTCCCAGGGCATGGATGCGGATCAGGCGCGTTTCTGGCGTGAACGGGTGTTGGGGGTGGGTGGCTGATGGCCAAGCTGAAACCCCTATCAGACACTCAGCGCGTGGTCGAATGGGAGGAGCTGCCGCCCAGCGTGCGCGACGTCCCCGATAACTTCGACCCGCTGGCGGATGGCGTGCTGATGAAGCACCAGCGCCAATGGGTGGCGCTGAAGGCATCCCTCAAAGCCTGCCCGAAGGGGCGCCGCACCGGCATCACCTTCGCTGAGGCGCTGGACGACACCATCACCGCCGCATCGCGCAAATCCGCCGGCGGCGACAATGTCTACTACATCGGCGACACCAAAGAGAAGGGCTTGGAGTTCGTCGGCTATTGCGCCAAGTTCGCCCGCGTCATCGCTCAGGCCCAGGGCGATGGCGTGTCCGATATTGAGGAGTTTTTGTTTTCAGACCAGGACGCGGACGGCAACACCAAGTTCATCACCGCTTATCGCATCCGGTTTGCATCGGGGTTTCAGGTTGCCGCGCTGTCGTCGCGGCCGGCGAACATCCGCGGCCTACAGGGGAAAGTAGTTATCGACGAGGCGGCGTTTCACGGCGACGTCCAGGGCGTGCTGGACGCCGCCACCGCGCTGTTGATCTGGGGTGGCCAGATTGCGGTGATTTCCAGCCACAACGGCAAAGCCAACGCGTTTAACAAACTGGTCCAGGACATCGATAGCGGCCGATATGGACCCGATGCCAAAACCATGACCGTGACGTTTGATGAAGCTGTCGCCAATGGTCTGTTTGAGCGCGTCTGCCTGATGAAGGGCTGGCAACCCACCGCCAAGGCCAAGGCGGAGTGGTACGCCAAAATCCGCAACGCCTACGGCCCACGCAAGGCGGCGATGCGCGAGGAGCTGGACGCGATCCCGCGAGACGGTAACAGCCTGTGCTTGCCGGGCATCTGGATTGAAAACGCGATGCGCGAGGAGCGGCCAGTTTTGCGCATCGCGCTGGATGATGATTTCGTGCGCTTGTCCGAAGCGGAGCGCGAAAGTTGGTGTCAGGACTGGATAGAACGCTACCTGGACCCCGAGCTGGCCAAGCTGGACAAGAGCCACCGCCACGACATCAGCCAGGACTTTGCGCGCCATCGCGACTTTTCGGTCATCACGCCCTATGAGACCGCGGACAACCTCAACCGGCGCGTCCCCTTCCTGCTGGAAATGCACAAAGTACCCACCCGGCTGCAGGAGATGATTCTCTGGCACATCATCGACCATTTGCCCAATTTCCATGCCGCAGCGATGGACGCAACCGGCAATGGCGAAACCTTGGCCGAATACACCGCCGACCGCTACGGCCACGAGCGCGTGTTTCAGATCAAATTGAACCGCTCCTGGTACGGCCAGAACATGCCCAAAATGATCCGGCTGTTTGAGGACGGCTCCATTGATCTGCCCATCGACGCCAATATCGAAAGCGACTTGCATTCAATTGTTGAAGTGGACGGCATCCCGATGGTGCCGGACATCCGTATCAAAGACCTGAAAGACCCCGATCTGATGCGCCACGGCGACGCGGCCATCAGTCTATGCCTGGCCGAATTCGCCGCTCGGCAGAATACCCAATCACTCGTGACCAGCGGCTATCACGGCATCAGCCGCGGCATGCATGCCGCGTCCGGTCGTTTCGGTCGCGGCACCTGGTAAAGGAAGAAAAATGGCGAGCAGAATCCTAGGCCCCGATGGCCAGCCGATCAGCACCGGCCTGTTAAAAACTACCATCGCCACCCCGACCACCACCGGGGTGCGTCAAATCGTCGCCGGCGTCACTCAGGGTCTGGACCCGCATCGACTGGGCACCATGTTGCGCAATGCCGTGACCGGCAATGCCAGCGACTACCTGAAGCTTGCCGAAGATATGGAAGAAAAGTACCTCCATTACGGCTCTGAGCTGTCAACGCGTAAACGCGCCCTGGTCGGCTTAGAGCTCTATGTCGAACCGGCCGGCGACGATGCCGCCAGTCAGCGCGCCGCCGAGCTGGTAGAGCAGGCGCTGGAGCCGGTGCGAGCCAGCCTGTTCGATTTGCTGGACGCCATCGGCAAAGGCTATAGCGTGCATGAAATCGACTGGGAAACCAGCGCCAAACAATGGATGCCCAGGGGGCTGCAACACCTCCAGCCCTACTGGCTGCAGACCCGTAAAACCGAGCCGGACACGTTGTTTCTGCGCTCGGATATGGAGCAGGCGGGGGAACCGCTGCTGCCGTACAAATTCATCGTGCACAAGGTGAAGGCGAAATCCGGGGTGTTGATCCGCGGCGGCTTGGCCCGGATGGCCGCCTGGGCGTTTTTGTTCAGCAATTTCGCGATCAAAGACTGGCTGACCTTCGCCGAGGCCTACGGTCAGCCGCTGCGTGTCGGCTACTACGAGAAAAGCGCAACGCCGGCGGACATCGACTCGCTGCTGCAAGCGCTGCGCAGTCTCGGCACCGACGCGGCGGCGGCGATCCCCAAGGACATGCGAATCGACTTCGTCGACGCCGGCAATAAGACGGCATCGGTCGATATCTATGCAAAACTCGGCGAGTATTTCGACCGCAACATCAGCAAAATCGTGCTCGGGCAAACGCTGTCGACCAATGCCGGCGAAAGCGGTGGCGGCGCTTACGCGCTCGGCAAAGTTCACAACGAAGTGCGACAAGACATTTTGGAGTCAGATGTCGGGCAGCTCGAAACGACACTGGCCCGCGACTATGTCCGGCCGCTGGTTGATTTAAACCTCGGGCCGCAGTCGGTTTATCCGTCGATCAAGATTCGTGTCAATAAACCCGAGGACTTGACCGCGCTGGCCGGCGTCGTCAATACGCTGGTGCGGGCGGGATTGCCAATTAGCCAGGACTCGGTTTATCAGCGCTTTGGCCTGGAGAAACCCAAAGAAGGCGAGGCATTATTGCAGCCCGTTGACGCCGGCGTTGGCCTGGCCCAGGCCGCCAATCGCTATCGCGCAGTCAACCAGCTGCAGCCTAGCCAGAGCGGGCAACTGGACGCGCTGCAGCAGCAACTGACCCAGGCCGGCCAGCAGCCGCTGGACGCCATGCTGCAAGTCATCCGCCAGGCGCTGGCCGACGCGCCGGACCTGGAGTCGTTCCGAGCCTGGCTGCTGGACGCCTACGGCGATCTGCCAACCGAGCAGCTGCAGCGCGTAATGCATACCGGTTTCAGCCTGGCCGAGCTGGCCGGGCGCTACGAGGTGAGCCATGGCCGATAGCCTGGCTGCGGTGTTCAAGCGACCCTGGGATGCCCAGCTCACCTATTTTCGGCAGAAACTGAACCTGGGCACCGAACGCTGGACCGACATCATGAAAGGCCAGCACGACAAGGCCTTCGTCGTGGCCGGCGCGATGGCCGGCGATTTGCTGGAGGATTTGCGCCAGGCGGTTGACAAGGCCGTTGCCGGCGGCAGCACGTTGGCGGATTTCCGGCGCGACTTCGACAAGATCGTTGCGGAGCGTGGCTGGGAGCACAACGGCAGCCGCGACTGGCGCAGCCGCGTGATCTACCAGACCAACCTCGCCAGCAGCTATGCCGCCGGCCGCTGGCAGCAGCTGACCGACCCGGACATGCTCAAGGTCAGGCCATACTGGCGCTACAAACACAGCGACTCGGTGTTGCGGCCGCGCCCGCAACACTTGGCCTGGAACGGCCTCATTCTGCGGGCCGACGACCCATGGTGGCAGATCCATTTCCCTCCCAATGGCTGGGGCTGCCAATGCAGCATCGTCGCGGTATCCGAACAGGAACTGCGCAGCAAATACGGCAAGTCCGGCCCGGACACCGCGCCCGTCATCGAGACCCGCGAGATTATTCGACCGGACGGCAGCAGCGTCTTTGTGCCGGACGGCGTCGATTTTGGCTGGGACTACACCCCCGGCCAGGCTTACCTGGGACGTCAGTTATTGGACAAGGCCGCGAACACATCGGCCCGGATCGGCGCGGCCGCGGTGCGCAGCGCGGCGGAAAACATCGACGCCCTGGACAAGGTGATCGAAGAACAATGGCGGCCGCTTGTGCAACGGATCTACCCGGACCCGAGTAACTACAAGCCGAGCAAGCAGCGCATCCACGTCGGCGCGCTGTCCCCGGAGCTGGTCGAGCACATCGAAACCGTGACCGGTCAGGAACTGGCGACCGCAGTGATTTCGGTGGACGACAGCGAAATCAAACATGCCTTGCGAGACGCCGGCGGCAAGGCGACAAAGCGGGTCAGCCAGGCGGACGCCCTGCGCGCTGTAGTCGGCATGTACCAACCCGAAAGGGTGTACCAGGTCGTCGAGCAAGGCGAGTCCAAACCTCTGTACTTGATGATCTATCCGGCCCAGGGCGGCAAGAAGTACGTAAAAGCCGTGGTCAGTGCAAATTACCGCACAAAAGATAAGCAGGAGGGCAAGCGGGTCAGCATTCAGACCAACACGTTAACGACCTTGGGCTATGTGGAACTGTCGGACTTGGATAACCCGGCGCAATACCAGCGGGTCAAATAGAGGGAGGAATCACCGGGCAGGCAGGACGCCACTTCCTGCGTGGGCACTCCCTGGCGGGCTTGCCATACGTACAGGCGAATTCACGTATTCCTGCACGGTGTTTAATCATTATGAGTGAAAACAGCTTTGAAATCAAAGTGGTCAGCGACACCGTCGAGCAATCGCTGGCGCAACTGGAGCAGCGCGGCCAAAACTTGCGGCCGGCGCTACTGGACTGGGCGGAATGGGCAAAAGGCGAAACCGACGAGCGTTTTAGTGAACAAAGCGACTGGTCCGGCACGCCCTGGCAGCCCAATGCCCCAGCGACGCTAACCGCCTATTTGCGCACCCACGGTGGCCGCAAGAACTACAAGCGGGAGGGCAAGCTGAGCAAGGCCGGCGAGCGTCGTCTTGGCGCAAAGCGCATCCTGCAGGTCGACGGCAATCTGCGCCGCGCCGCATTCAGCTATGCCGCCAGCGCGGAAGGACTGCGCTTCGGCCCTTGGGGCAATGGCCTGGACGCCTATGCGGCGATCCAGCACTTGGGCGGCATGGCCGGCCGCGGTCTAAGCGTCTATCTGCCGGCGCGTTCTTACCTGCCGGTGGATGAAAACGGGCAACTAGCACCGCGGGCCGAGGCGGAGCTGGTGGCCGTGATCAATCGCCATATTGATGGAGAGGGCTAATGCCGCCTGGCGTTGATGAGTCAGTCACGAATCACTTACCATTCTCAATCCAGCCAATACCCTTTTCTGGGCAGAGAATAATTAGCTTCTTGTACCAAGCCAGATCAGGCGTAGCCTCGCCAAATGAAAAGCTCCCCTCGCTTACATAGAAGCATTGATCGCCTTTTTTAACTTTGAAGCTTGCATTTTTTAAATCGGAAAATTCATACACTGAAGTCGGCTCCACACTCATGACTTCAAATTTCTTTAGCTCCAGGCGCTCCTTCCAAAATTTGGGTGGCTGGCTCAAAAAGTATATGGATGTAACTGCAATGGAGATTGCAGACACAATAAAATTGATAAGTAAGGCTTTTTTCATTTCTTGGGGTAGAGCTCTTTTTTTACTGCTCGATTAGATTTTTCGATAACAGCAAGCAATTCGGCAGGGGCTACTGGAAAAGGAATCCATCTAGGATCGTGGGCCAATATATTGACCAGCTCCAAAGCATCAGCAACATTGGACGAACAGCTATTGCTGAGCAGGCTATATGACGTCTCGTCCGGATGCTTGCGCTTGAAATCCCGATCAACTTTAATTCGCCGCTCCAATTCATTTTTTACGATGTCCTTCTCTCTTGTTGATACAGAGAGATAAACGCCAACATTGTCGCGCCAACGGTTGCCGTTGACATTGATAGTGTCGTTTGCTCTCTGAACAACCCCGCCGTTCAGGTAGGTATTCTTGTCGGTTTTCACATACTCTTCATGCGCCCGGCTATAGACCTGGCCATCAATGACAATGGCGGCATGCCCCCACTGGGAACCCATGCTACGCATCCTAGAATCGCTGATGATAACCTCAATCAATTCCCGCTTTAGTAGAACTTTTTTGAGCTCATCATTGGTGGTAGGCGTTGAGGTCTGCTTCCTTACCAGAAACAGGTCTTTTCCGCTCGGTGCTTTGAGGGTTTGACTAGCGTTTTCCCCTGCCACGGTCAGCCCTCCAGGTAGATGCTGAGTTCTTCCGACTCAACAGTGGCTTTTGTAAGATGGGTGTGTCCATCATCGTCTGTGACGCCATGCTCGACTTTTCCATCCGCTCGCACAATAGCGTACTCATGGTTAGCCAAGGGGTGGCCGGACGACTCGTCTAGGAGCTGGAATTTCTCATTGAACATTTGGAGCAAGCCGGCGGCTCCGGTGGCGGCCAGAGCCATGCCGGCTCCAATGCCCGATAAGGAAGAGCCGCTGCTTTCGTAAGATCGGCCGACCTCCGGCATAGTGGAAATCAATGTTGCGCCGCAACTGACCTTGTGCCCCTCCAGCGCCACGCCTTTACCATTCACGACCCAAGAAGAATCGCCTTCGACGATGACGCAGTTCGTGTGCCCCTGTCTCGGACAACTCACTGCATCCCCAATCAAAGCGACCGGCTTACCAAAGAAAACCGTGGTCGATGCGGCACTGGTGACAAAACCACCGTGATCGGTGGGGTCTCCAAGGCGGATAACGCGCTTCATTGGCTTTCCTGCGACAAGTAAAATCAGCATTTTAGATTGCATGCGCTCTCCAAGGTACTGGCCTTTGGTTCACGCTTGCGTAGTCTTGCGAATGTTTGTGGTTTTGATGAAGGCGTAGAAAAGCCCACTATCACGACAAGTGGGCGGAGGATGGGGCAAGGTTGCAGGAAGACTGGCAAAACGCAACCAGACCCCGTTAACTCACGTTAAATTTGCACTCCAGAGGCGGGGCGCTACAGTTTTGCACGGCTCATCAGAAATTCGTACCCCATTCCATTGAGCAAGCACAAGGCCAATGCCCCTAGGAGGATGATCAGGAATACGACACCACCTGTAGAGAAGAAGTGTGTAGCCCTAAAAACCCACAGCCAGAAAGCCTGTAGCTGTCCTTGATAGCGCACTTGGAGCAAAGCCATATTATGAAACAGGTTTACAATTGCCAGAATGGTATAGACGGCACTTGCCAGTACACCAAGCAGTTGACTCAAAATCCAGTTTCTATGTGGCTCATCTAATGCGGAGAAGTAAAATTTCACAACCCCCGACTGTTCGGCAACTTCTTTTGCTCCAGGAACAATGCCACGTTGAGCATAGCCCCACAATACCCACGAGAACAGAATAAAGACCAGAGGCAGGACAACCCTGGCAATCCACTCAGCACCAGATATTCTGCTTTGTAAAATAAGCGCAAAAACAAAGGCAACTCCCAATGAGATCGCAAACAATGTTGCCTTGAATGCAGTATCAATTATGAGAACGGAGTGCACCGCATAGAAGTAAATCGAAAACAATAGCGCAGCGGCCAAGGCAATCAAGACCGCAGCAGGATCATCAGAGTTGTTTCTTGCTGGGTTGTTGTTTGTGATTTTCTTCTGAACAATCAGAATGACGTCTCTTGGACGGTTGGCATTGCTTAACTGGCTACCTTGAGTAAGAAAGGTCAGCAGCAGTCCCATGATGGCACCAATTAATGGCGACAAGAAAAGCCCTTGGACGGTACTATCTTTAAACCAACTTACAGCAGTTTCAAACATTTTATATTCCAATTATTTTAAGAATATAAAATCTACCACATCCCAAATGTCATTTTCCAGCAAGTGATGCCATTTTTTGCTGGAAGGCTTTGATTCAGCTTCACGTAGCAAGTTTCTTGCCGAAGCCCTTCCATATCTTTCTCCACGACATGGCCGCCCCACAATGCGGCCCATGAACTCGCAAACCATTTTCCGCGCCCTCAATTCCGCCGCCGATATGACATCGCGGGCGGCCTGCTCTATGAGCCTTGAGCTCGTCGATGGTCAAGTGCCGGAATGGGTGCAGTTGCTGCCGGCCGGACAATTTAGCGGCCGGGATGGGCGCGGCCCATGGCTTGCAGACATCCCGGCCATCCTGAGCGCGTTCATGGCGGATCAAAACGGCGGCATTGAGCCAGTGTTTGATTACGACCACCAAACCATGCTTGTGCAGCAAACCGGGCAAAAAGCGCCGGCCGCGGGCTGGATCAAGGCCATGGAGGAGCGAGGCGGAGCCGTCTGGGCGCGCGTCGAGTGGACCGCGGCGGCCGCCGATCAAATCGGCAAAAAAGAATACCGCTATATGTCCCCGGTTTTCGATTACGACCCAACCGGCCGCGTGGTCTTCATCGTCTCGGTCGCTCTCAGCAATATCCCGAATCTGTTTTTGCGTGCCCTCAACACCACACATGGAGGAACCATCGTGGAATTAGCAAAACTGCTGGAACTGCTCGGCCTGCCGGCCGATGCGGATGCCGCCGCGGCTGTTAAGGCGATCAAGGCGCTGGTGACGGCCAAGAAGGAAAATCAAACCGCGGCCAACAGTTTGCGCCAGGCCGTCGGCGCGGCGGATGACGCTACGCTGCAAACCGTCGCCAACAGCGTGCTGACCGGATTCGTGCCTAAGTCGGAGTATGAGCGCGTCGCCAATGCGCTGGCCCAGCAGGAGGCTGGAGCGAAGGATTCGGAGATTGACCAAATGCTCGACGAGGCAATCAAAGCCGGCAAGATCGCGCCGGCCTCCCGCAGTTACTTCCGCGCCCAGTGCGCGGCCGACATGTCGTCGTTCCGCCAGTTCGTCGCCGGCGCTCCGGTCATCGCGGCCGCGGCTGATGCGCAGCGCGCCGCCAATGCAAAAGGCGATGGCCAGCACGGTGGCGGCGACAACCCGCTGATCGCCAACGCCAAGGCTCGCGCCGGACAGAAATAAGGAAATCTCATGGCAACCATCACCGAACAAATCAAGCCGACGATCCCGCTCCAGGGCGAGCCTGGCTTGTCGCAAGAGAGCGTCCTCGTCGGCCCGGCCGCGCTGGCTGCCGGCACCCTGCTGGGCGTGGACAAGCTGGATGACGAACTTGCCACCCCTTGGCTCAACGCCGCTGACCCGTTGCCGGCGTTTGTCGTCGGCGTGGTGCGCACTCCGCTGGCTGCGGCCGCGGCTGGCGTCACCCAGCGGCCGGCCAATATCGTCGCCGGCAACTGCCTGCTTGCCCTGGACACCCTGCCGGTGTTGCGCGATGCAAAAGCTAGCGCACCGGCGCACTACCGCCAGGCGGTGCGCATGTTGTCCGCGCGCGGTGCACGGATCGTCGAACGTAATTAAGCAAAGGACACCTCAATATGCCCACTACTATCGCGGATATTTTGAAAGACCCGGCATTCGGTGTTGCAAGCCTCACCGAATCCATTAAGTTGCTGCCGAATATGTACAGCAAAGTCGGTCAACGCGGCATTTTCACGCGCAAAGGGGTCAACACGCGGACGGTGGTTATCGAGTACGCAAATGGCCGGCTCCACTTGCTCGGTCCTAAAGACCTGGGCGCGCCGGGCAGCCGGTCTGCTCGAAAGGGCCGGAATGTCCGCTCTTTCGTCATCCCTCACATCCCGCATGACGATACGATTCTGGCGTCGGATCTGAGCGGTAGCCGTGGCTTTGGCTCGACTGATCCGATTGCGGACATCGCCGCGGTGGTAAATGACCGTCTCCAGGAGATGAAAGCGCGGCATGACTTGACGCAGGAATGGATGATGCTGGGCGCGATCAAGGGGCAAATCTTGGATGGGGACGGCAATCTGCTGTACGACCTGTTCAAGGAGTACGGCATCTCCAAAAAGACCATCGAATTCAAGCTGAGCGATGCGGCATTCGATGTCAAACGCGCCTGCATGAATGTCTCGCGCCACATCGAGAAAAACCTGATGGGCGACCGCTATACCAGTAAGCTTGTCTGGGTCGATGCGGATTTCTTCGATGCCCTGACGGCTCACCCCAAAGTCGAAAAGGCGTTCCAGGGCTGGTCTGCGGCGCAGGAAGCGCTCGGAGGCGATACCCGCAGCGGCTTCAAATTCGGCGGCCTCACGTTCGAAGAATATGTGGGTGAGGTCTCGGACAGCACGGACAAACTCCGTCCGCTGATTGATCCGGGTCGTGGGCATGTGGTGCCGCTGGGGACGGTAAACTCGTTCCGCACTTACGACGCACCAGGCGATTTCATGGAAGCGGTGGGCACGGTCGGTGAGCCGTACTACGCCAAGATCAAAAACACCGATTTTGACCGCGGCGTCGACGTGCACACCCAGTCCAACCCGCTGCCTTTGTGTCTCCGCCCTGAGATGCTGGTAGAACTGGCGCTGAAATAGCGCAGCAGTAGAGAGACGGCGACCGGCGGCGTGCGGTAACACGTCGCCGGCCAGCTGACCTGCAGAACCACCTGCAAGCCAACCCGGAGGCCGCCACTTTCTGGCCAGAAAGCGAGACCAGTCTACCGGGTTTCAAGAAACTTGCAGCATGAATAAAACCATTGCAGAGGAAATACGGTGCGGATGTTGTCATAAAAAGCTGGCGGAGGGATGGTATGTTGAACTGCGCATCAAGTGCCCGCGGTGCAGCGCCATGAACGCCTTTGTGGCTACATCTCCACGCATGCCGGCATCGGTGCGAGATTGCCTCGACCACCGGCGGCAACAGAGCCGTAAACCGTAACGCCGGGTTTTCGCCCGGCCCAAAGCCCGAGGGCCTCGCGCCCCGACTCCAGCGCCCCTAGAGAGCCACTGGAGCCCAGCATGACGAGCAACCCCATTGTGCCCTGGATCGGCGGCAAACGCCGCCTGGCCAAACACATCTTGCCCCTGTTCCCCAAACACACCTGTTACGTCGAGCCCTTCTGCGGTGCGGCGGCGTTGTTCTTTTTGAAGGCACCGTCCAAAGCTGAGGTGCTGAATGACATCAACTGCGAGATCGTCAATCTATACCGAGTCGTCCAGCACCACTTGGAGGAGTTCATCCGGCACTTCAAATGGTCGCTGACCTCCCGGCAAATTTTCAAATGGCTGCAGGCGACACCGACGGAAACGCTGACGGACATCCAGCGGGCGGCCCGATTCTACTACCTGCAGAAAACCGCCTTTGGGGCCAAGACCGAGAACCAGACCTTTGGCACCATGACCACCAGTGCGCCCCGGCTCAATTTGCTGCGGTTGGAGGAGGAGCTGTCCGCGGCCCATCTGAGACTGTCTCGGACCTTGATCGAACACCTGGATTGGAAGAGCTGCATTCAGCGCTATGATCGGCCGCACACCCTGTTTTACGCAGACCCGCCATATTGGCAAACCCAGGGCTATGGCGTGCCCTTCCCATTCGATGAGTATGTGGCACTGGCCGAGATCATGCGTCAGTGCCGGGGGCAGTTTGTGTTGAGCATCAACGATCATCCAGCGATCCGTGAGGTGTTCCAGGACTTCTACCAGGAACGCGTCAGCATTCGCTACACCGTGGGCCAGGGAGCTGCTAGGAAGGAAGCCGGGGAGCTGATTATTCTCAACCGACATCCCAATTGAATGACTTTAAAATGGGTGCTAGCATTTCATGCCACAGTCTTAAATAGGGCTTAACACTTTATTTGGCTCCACTATACGAAAAAGGACAAATCATGTGGATTTTTGATGGGGTATTGGACGCGGCCGCATTTGTCGCACTTTTTTTCCTTGTGCGATTTTTTTGTGAAAAAGTATGGGACAAGGGGCTGATGACGTCAGGCATTGTTTTAGCGCTCGCCTTGCTGGCATATTCGTTTTATCCCCATGGTTGGACCATCATGCATAGTGACGATGTGCCATGGGCTGTAGATGGAACCAATACCATCGACGATCTTTGGTCCCTGATTAAGTTGAAGTTCTACGCCGGCCTGTTGGGGATCGCAGCTGGAGCCATTCTGTGGACCAAGACTGTCCGAGACTGGTAAAGCACTACCGAACCCCTTCCTGACTGTTCCCCCCTGATCATGCCCGCACAATGCGGGCATGACTGCATCTAGCCCCTACATCACCGCCCCTGATCTGGAAGCCCGCTTCGGCCGGGACTTCTTGCTCAACGCGACCGATCCGACCAACACCGGTGAAGTGAATACGGCAAAAGTGGAGCGGGCCATCGCCGATGCCACCAGCTTAATCAATAGCTATCTTGGCAAGCGCTATGTGCTGCCGGTGCCGAATGTGCCCGATGCGCTGCAGCGCATTGCCGCCGACCTGGTCCGCTATTTCCTGTTCGACAGCCCGAGCGAAGACATCAGCAAACGCCATGATGCTGCCCAGCGATGGCTGCGCGACGTGTCAACCGGCGTGGTCTCCCTTGGTCTCCCGGAATCGAAAGCCCCGGCCAGCGCCGTCGGTGCGGTGGTCGTAGACGGTCCCTCGCGGCTGTTCACGCGCAAGACCATGGAGGGGTACTGATGCGCCCCAATCACCTGGCGCTTGGCGCTCACCTGGTTGCGCGGCTGCGGGCTGAAATCGCAGGCGTTCGAACGATTGAACAACGTGGCGAGATGGACGATTTGTCGAGCGGCAGTCAAATCTCGCCGGCGCTGTACGTGATCTATCAGCGCGACGTGCTGCAGCGTGACAGCCAGTCGGCCAGCGCGCAAAACGTCATCCAGCAATGCTGGCTGGTGGTGGCCGTGATGCAAGGCAATAACGCCGCCGCACTCGACAAAGCCGGCCAGTTGCTGGCCCAGGTGCGCGATGCCTTGTTGGGCTGGTCTCCCGATTTCTCCCATTACGACAAGCTGGAAGCGGCCACGCCGCCGCCAGCGCTGTACCAGGACGGCTTCGGCTATTACCCGCTGCTGTTCACCTCCGACTTTTACGCCTGATGAAAGGAGCCCCCATGGCTGGCCATAAGCAAAGCGTCCGCCTCGTCCAGGCCCACAAGAACGCCGGGACCGAGTTGCCGGCCGGCTCGGTGCTGGTCGTCGCGGAATCCACTGCGGAATGGCTGTTCCGCCACGGTATCGCGGAGCCGGACAACGGCCCGGCGACACCGCCGCAACCTACCCCATCCACGCAGGAGAACGAACAATGAGCTACGCCCCGTACCAAGAGACTACCGAAAAACATGTCTACGCCATCAACGGCCAGTTTTTCTGGTCGGTTTACGGCGAAAACAAATTCGTGCCGTTTGCAATGGTCGACAAGGCCGAAATCACGATCAGCGAAGAGACCGAGGAATTGCCCAATGCATTCACGGGCAACGGCAATTTCGAGAAATTCGCCCGCGTAAAGTCCGTCATGGTGGACTTCAACGTCCAGCAGTTTTCCCCGGCAGTCATTGCCGAACTGACCCAGGGGGCATTCGCCACCCGTGAAGCCAAGACGGTGACGGACGAAGTCTGCATCGCCTACAAGGGCTCCGTGATGCGCATTGAGCACGCCGGCGGCAGCGACTACCAGCTCAGCGACAAGGCCGGCACCAAGGTCTATAAGGCCGGCGTCGACTACTTCCCCACCGCTGCAGGCCCGATCCCGACGCCCGGCGGCCAAATTACCGATGGCAGCGAGGTCAAGGTCAGCTACAAGGCCGCCGAGGCCAACATCGTCGAGTGGCTGTGTGGCAACCGCAAGGAACGCTCGCTGATGTTCCTGGGCATCAACCGCGCCAGCAACCGAGAAGTGGTGGTTGATCTGTTCCGGGGCAAATTTGGTTTTGCGGATAAAACTGCGCTGCTCGGCAAAGGCTATCGCTCCAGCGGGGTCAAGTTCGAATGCTTCGAAGACCCGCTCCAAGTCGGCGAAAACCGCAGCCGCTGGATTCGCGAAACCCTGCTCAAGTAACCCACCAACGGGCGCGGCCACCGCGCCCTGGAGAGACCCCCGTGCGCATTCAAAAAACCCTCAACATCGGCGAACACCAAGTCACGATCCAGGAACTGACCGTCGCCGATATCCGCGGCTTGATGGTGACATCGCTAGTCGGCCAGGCGATTGCCGAAGACAGCGATTTGCAGGCCGACCTGATCCTGCGTAGCACGCTGTTGGCCGACCTGAGCCTGGACGAGCTGGCCGCGATGACCAATCTGTCGCCAGCCGGGCTGGACCGCTTCAGTCAGTCCGAGCTGCAGCAGCTGGTTGACGCCTGCCGGGATCTGAATCCGCTTTTTTTCGGGATGCGAGCGCGGCTCGCGGAAGCAAAGCTGCAGGTGCAAATGGCGACGATAGCCGCGACGCCGTGGCTCGCCAGTTAGACGAGCTGGAGACTCTGCTCGCCCGCGTCATCGCATGCGGGCATCCCGACGCCGGCAGCTATGCCTGGCGTTTTTTCCTGACCGTATTTAACGACCTGAGCAAGGGCGCAAAGGCATGAACGCTAAAGTGCTGGAATACCTGATCCGCGGCAACAGCAACGATTTCGTTGCCGCGGTCGGCAATGCCAAAACCACGCACCAGCAAGCCATCGAGAACATGACGGCCGCCGCGCGGCGGCTGGAGCTGTTCGGCAAGGCGCAGGCCGATGCAAAACAAACCGCAAGCGAGTTTTTCAAACTCAAGAACGAGACGGCCGCTTACCAGACTGCGCTGGCGGCCGCACGCGGGCCGCTGGCCGCCTTCCAGGAAGGCATGACGCAAACACAGACGGCGGCTCGGCAAAGCGCATCGGCTGTTAAACAGCAAAAACTTGAACTGCGCGAACTTCAGGCCGCGCAGCGAGCCGCTGCCCAAGAATACGCGGCGACACGCAAAGAGGCACTAGCCGCCGGCGGCAGCGCCGAGCAATACGCCGGCGAGTTGGCGCGCACCCGCCGCCAGCTCGACAGCACCACCGCGGCGGTTGAGACGATGCAGCGGCGTGTCGCGACATCGGGGGCCGAGTATGCGAATCAGCAGGCGGCACTGGAGCGTTACCGGGCTGGCCTAGCCAATGCTCAGCGCCCGGTCCAGGAGCTGGAAGCCCAAGTCCGTAAATCGGAGCTGGCCCAGCAGCGCGCTGGCGCGCAAATGCGCAACCAGGTCACATCGCTGAACGCGATGCGCGACAGTTTGGCCGCCGCCGGCATCGACACCCGCAACCTGGCCGGCGAGCAGACCGCTCTGAACGGCCGTATCGAAGCGGCCAACAAGGCGCAGCGGCTGGCCGCCGCCGAGCGCACACTGGGCCTAGTTCAGACCCGTCAGACCACGATGGCCATTGCTGAACTCGAACGCGCCTATAGGGCGATGGCCAGCTCTGGTCGCTACAGCAGCCAGCAATTAGAGCAAGCCGCCGAGCAGGTGAAAAAGAAAATCGTCGAGCTGCAGCGCCAGGCCAGCCAGGGCGTCAATCTGGCCCTCAACCAGTCGCAGCCCCAGCCCAGCACCAGCGGCGCTGGCGATATGCTGCGGCGGGCCACCGCCGGTGTTGGTGCGGCCGCTATTGTGCATGAGGCCACCCAGCAAACCCTCGCCTACGGCACCGCTATCGCAAAAGTCGGCACACAAATCGACGGCAACCGGCCGTTAATGGCGCAGTTCGACGGCGAGGTGCGCAAGCTGGCCAAGTCGATGGGCGTCGACGCCACCGAAAGCGCAAACGCGCTGGCCGACATCTTCGGCTCACGCGACTTCGACCACCCGGCCGAAGCAATGACGGTGCTGAATAAGGCCACGGTCGCGGCCAAAGGCGGATTTACCGACGTCGGCACGGCGGTCCAAGTGGGGCTTGGGGTACTGAACGCCTACGGCAAAGAAGTCGGCGACTTGGAAGGTGTCTATGACGTGCTGTTCCAAACCGTCAAAGATGGCGTGACCAACTTCCCCGCATTGGCCCAGGGGCTGGGCCAGGTGGTGCCGACAGCCGTCGCGGCCGGCGTCTCGTTCGAAGAGTTGGGCGCAGCGCTGGCGGTGCTCACCAAAAACGGGGTCCAAACTCCACAAGCGATTACCGCAATCAACGGCGCAATCGTCCAGTTGGCCGCCCCGACGCAAGAGGCCAAAGAAAAACTCAAGGCCTTGGGCATTCAGTGGACCTCCCTCGGTGACACCATCCGCCAGATTTCGGAGAAAAACCTAAGCCTGGACGCCGTGCGCTCCATCGTGCCGGACATTGAAGGTGCCCGCGGCGTGCTGACGCTGGCCTCGCACTATGGCGCGCTGACCGACGAAATCGAACGCATGAAGGGCGCGGCAGGCGCAGCGCAAGGGGCGTTCAATATCGTCCAAGAAAGCGATGCCGCGAAAGTGGCCAAGTTCAAGGCGGAGATTAACGACCTGCTCTTGGAGCTGGGCAAGTTGATCGCCCAGGGCCAGCCGGTATTGGCATTCTTGACGGACCTGTTGCGTGGCTTCAACGATCTACCTGATGGCATCAAGGAAGTCTTGTTGGCCATGATGGGGCTGGCTACAGCAACCGCAGTTATCAAAACCCTTGGTGGAGCTTTCCTCCCTCTATCTGGGCTGATGGCCAACTTTACCGCCCAAGCGAAATCAACAGCAGCAGCAATGGAGGGGGTTGCAGCTACTGGTAATACCGCGGCTGCCACATTACCAGGCGCAGCAAAAGGAATGGGACAAGTCGCTGCAGCAGCCAAAGGCTTATCCATGAGTTTGCTTGGGCTTGCGGCCTATGGAGTCTTGATTTCGCAGTTGCTCCAACTTTATCAACTCTGGCGCGAAAACCAAGACATCTCCGCTGCCGTCGAGCAGCGCCAAGCCGCCGCGCAGCAGGCAATCAAAGACTATGCCGCCGATGCCAACCTCAAGAAGCTGAGCGCGGACGAGTTGGAGAAGCTGACCGACCGCGAGCGGGAGGAGTACGCCAAGCGCCTGGGCAATGCGCAAAAGTTCTGGCAAAGCAAAGCGTCGCTGGAGTCCGAGAAAAAATGGGATAGCGCGGATGCCTTCGCCGCGGCGCGCCAGCAGCGCGAGTATGCGGCCGCGCAGGAAGACCTGCAGCGCGCCAAGGTGGTAGTCGCAGAGCGCAAAAAGCTGGAAGGCCAGCTGTACACGGCCAAGGCCGAGCTTGAGGCGAAGGAGAAGGAAAGAAGCAAGAAATTCCAGGAAGACAGTACCCGAGCCTATGAGGCTGCGATTTCAACCAAGATCAAGGGACTGCAGAAGCTGACCAGCGAGGAAGAACGCTACGTCGCCCACAGCAACACGCTGCAGCAGGATCAAACCAATGTCGCTATCGATCAAGCCAAAAAGCGGCTTGAGCAGCTCAAGTCGACGTTGCAGAAACAGCTGGATGCAGAGAAAAAAACCGCCGACAAGATCAAGGAACTGAAGGCGGACAAGGAGAGCAGCAACAACGACGTCGCCGGCCGCCTGCGGGCGCTGAAACGTCGCGACATGAGCGAGGGCGACCAGCAGAAAGACATCGGCAGCGAAGCCGAGGAAAAGCTCAACGAGAGCCGGCGCGCACGCAACGGCGGCAATTTCGCCGAGGCCAAACGCCTAGCCCAAGCGGCGATGAGCCTGGGCGAGCAGATCAAGGACAGCAAGCGTGCCGTCGAGCTGGCGGAACAAGCCGCCAACCAGCTGAACCGCTCCCAAGACGCTGAGATCGAGGAGCAACAAAAGCTGCAACAAAAGCAGCAAGCTGATGCCAAGGCGACCGAGCAGCAAGCGGTCGACGCGCAGAAGCAAATCGACACGTTGACGCAGAAGCTGTCCGAGCTGGTGGGCAAGGAAACCAAGCTCAAAGTCGATACCGACATTGAGGCCGGCAAGACCAAGATTGCCGAAATCCAAGCCAAGCTGGACGCGCTGAAAGACAAAACCGTGACCGTCACGGTGGCGCAGGCCGGTACCGCGGCCTTGCCCGCGGCCGCCGCCGGCGACATCCAGAAAAACGCAGAAGGTGGCCACATCCGCGGGCCAGGCACCGGCACCTCCGACAGCATTTTGTCATGGCTGTCTGACGGCGAGTACGTGCTCAGGTCGGCGGCCGTGTCGCACTACGGCGTGGACCTGCTGCACGCACTCAATCAGATGCGCCTTCCGAAATTCGCACAGGGCGGGCTGGCCGGTCGCATGCCGGCATTGCCGAATCTACGTCCCCTGACGTCCTTGCCCAACCTGCCGCCGCTGGCCTCGCTGCCGGCCCCGCGCACGGCCGAGGCCGTCAGCAAAAACCTGGGTTCGCTAGACCTGGTCGCCGGCGGCCGCCGGCTGACCGTCCAGGGCGACCCCGACGCGATGGCCGATTTCAAGCGCGAGTTTCTGCGCCTTAACCTGAAGAATGCCTAATGAACTACGCCCCCTCATTGATCATCGGCGGCCGCGTACTGAGCCTGGAAGCCAGGCTGCAAGCGTTTACCCAGCAGTATGAAACCCTGGCGGCGCGCAGCATCCTGCGCAGCGCAAACGGTAGCGCGCACATCCAGCAACGCTGGAGCCGGCTTAAAACCACGTTGTCCGGCTCCGGCTGGGTGCCGGCCGGCCTTGCAAACCTGCCCTCCGCCGAACCGCTGGAGCTGCATTGCGCCGCTGCGCGCATGCTGCAAGCCGCCGGGCCGCAGATCGGCCTGCCGGCGTTCCGCACCGACATCCCGCCAGTCGGCTACGCATTGCGCCAGGGCCACCGGGTACCGGTGCAAATGAACGTGCAAAACGGCATCGCGCTGCTGACGCCGCTGGCAGGAGCGGATGCCTACGAGGTGGCTTTCTGGCCGATTTTGAACGTGTTCGCCGAGTACCAGGACAGCGGCGACATGCGCAACCGCAGTTATGCCTGGTCGTTGAGCTGCGAGGAGATATAGCGATGCTCATTTACTGGAATGATCTGATTGCCGACCTGCCGACGGGGCTGGAGCCTATGAAGTTGGCGAACCCGGATGATCTGATGCGCCGCGCTTTTGGCATGACGCTGCTGCCGATAGATAAGCGCAACGCTAAAACGGTGATTTGTATTCGAGCCAACGACGGCAGCAAAGCTGAGGTGGTGCATGCCGATTTCCAGGAATTCAACGTGATCAGGGCAGCGGAACCGGTGCGGGTCGGTGACGAGATGCAGCAAACCCAGCACAACTGGGACGGCGTCCCGTGCAAAGCGTTTGTCACCCAATCGGCGGCTAGCGCGGCAGGCACGTTGATCAAGCGCCCGAAAGAGGCATTCGAGGCTGAAGCGCTACCAATAGCGCCAGCGGTGCTGTTCGACCTGAGTGCACTGCCGGCCGGCACCGAATGCTATGTGTATGCGCCGGGCACCAAGGCCCTGGCGTGGCCGCGCTGTACCTTTGTCGTCGCCAACAATAGCGCCAATGTACTGACCTTGTTGAACGATGGCGGCACGATCAAAAAAATGGACGGGAGTCCGGTTGTGCCGCCGCAGATGGGGCAAGGCCAAACCAGGGCCTGGTATCTCGACCTACTGATGCATGTGCCGGCGATGTGGGGCGATACCAGCCAAGCGCCGGCCGCCTATGTCCTCAATGAGTTGCGACTGCCATGATTCTTGCGCCGCTTTCCCGCGTCCCGCTCACGGCGCTGGCCAGCGCCGACGCGCCGCCGCCGGCCGGCGAGGCCCTGACGCTGCCGTTGCTGTTCATCGCCGGCCGCAGCGGCGCGCCGAGGCTGGGCATCAGCCTGCTAGCCACGGGCAGCACCGAACATGCCGGCGTCTGGGATGTGCGTGTGAGGCTGGGAGACGCCGACGTGTCGGCCTGGCTGACCGGAACGATACGCACCGAGGCGGAGGAAGGCGCGGCGCGTATCGCCGAGCTGCAGCTGTTGCCGGGCGGGCCGTATTCGCTGGCCAGCGTTAGCGGCCGCGCCGTGCAGATCGACCTGCAATGCCAGCCAGGTGGGGCCTGGCATCGGCGTTTTACCGGCGTCGTCGAGCTGCCGGAACTGGAGGTCGGTAGCAAGCTGTTGACACTGCATGCAACCGATGCGCGCAACGACACCCTCGCCACCCAGACCCGCCAGCAGCTGGCCGCGCTGCTGGGCGGCTCCTGGTCGGATACCGTGTTCAGTGCCGACGCGGACTCATTGCGTTACGCCGAGGACCGGCTGTCCACGCTACAGGCCAGCTACGACCTTGACGTCTACCGTCAGCCGCGGCTGACCGCCTGGCGCGCTACACCGCCGACGCTGCGTTTTGACGCCGGCATCATCCTGGATGGCTCGCTGCGGCTGCAGACCAACCGGCTCAGCGAGCTGGTCAATACCGTGGTGTCCAGCTTCGAATTCCGTTACCCGCGGCTGATAGAGCAGCAACACATCTTTACCTGGAGCAACGACCAGCCGCTGCGCGAGTTTTTTGCGAACAAATTCCGCTTCCCGGAAAAGACCACGGTAGAAAGCGCAGCCGGCGGCGTCAGCGGCTGGGGCATGTTGTCCGCCCGATTCGACCCCGCGCCGCCGTCGCAGACCTGGCAGGAAAACGGCGTGGTCTACAACTGGAAAAACCCGTTTACCGACCAGCCGGACGCCGACCCGTATTGCAGCCGCGCCCAGGTCGCGATGGCATGGCGCGGCGCGCAAGACGTCATGGAGAAATGGACGGTCACGGTAACGGCCCCAGACTCGGTGACGGCGCACGGCGTGCGCAAACAAGACGGCCAGCATGGCCAGCTCGTCGTCGAAACCGACACCTCGGCATGGGAAAACCGTCAGGGCCTGGCCGCCGGCGATCTCGACCAGTTGCCCGGCCAAGGGCGCGCCGAAGCCAACGCCGGTATTCGCACGCTGCAGGCGGTGGCGGCCGCTCAGATCGCGGCCAGCCACCGCAATACCCGGCTCACGTTTCAGATGCCTGCGCACTCGACGCTGGACGTCTGCCACAGCATCGCGGTTGAGCATCCGCATGCATCGGGCAGCGGCAAAGTGCAGCGTCTGGTCGAGACCTTGGACACCGGCAATGGGCAAGCCACCGTTGAGGTAACCATGGTGTTGTCCACGGCGCTGGCGGTGGGCACGGTGCCGGCGACGCCGCTGCCGGCTCCGCCGACGCCCCCCAAGCCTCCACCGCCACCGGCAACCAGTGCCGGCGGTATCACAGTGCTGGACAAATCCAGCATGGCCACGCTGCAGCACGACGGGTTTCTCGGATTCAGCGACGAGCCCAGCACCTCCGGCGCGCAGCGGCCGTCAGAATTCCGCATCAGCGCGCCGGAGGTGCCGGCGGCGCTGCGCGACCCGGTCGAGGTCGCGCAAAAGCTAGAGCACAAGCTGGCGCTGCCGGCTGATCCGCTCATTCTCAACCCGTAAGATGAGGCCGCACATGGCAATCACTCTGCAATTTTTTGACGACGCGGCGCTGACCTTACCTTTGTCGCAGCTGGCGATGCGGCTGGAAAGCGGCCAGCAGGTCCGCCGCTGTGTCTACCTGGGCTCCCTCCGTGCCGAGGCCGTATTTACGCCGGCGCGCGCGCCGCTGACGCTGACCGTGGCCGCGGACAACGGCCAGCAGTTGCCCGGCGAATGGCGGCTGGCGCATAACGAGACCGACTTGGCCAGCGCAACGCCGGGTCATGTCCTGGAGCTGGCGACGCCGCTGCAGGGCGGTGCAGACAACGCAAGACCGATCTGGCTGCAATGGAACTATGCCGGCAGCGCCGGCGCATGGCAGCAGTTTGGCTTGCAACTGGGCGAGGTGATCGAAGCATGAGGAACGATGAAGCCAAACGTATTGCCGACACGTTGGGGCAGACCCAGCGCAAAACCGTCAGCAAATCCCCGTTGCCGCCGCCAGCGGCCAAGGGGGCGTTGCCTGGTAAAACCGGTGTCGGCCGCAGCGGCGCAGCCAGCTTGCCGGCGACGGGTGCGATTGCCGGGCCGTTGGTCGAAAAAGACGCGTCGCTGCGTCAGTACCACCCGGAAACGAACATGACAACCAGCGACGGCCTGTTCGTCATCCGCGTCCAGCCGATCAAGCGCGTGACGCTGACGGATGCAAAAGGCCAGCAAGTTGTGATGGAGTACGCCGCGCCGTGAAACTCGACACCCGTTCGCCGTTGCCGGCCGCACGGCCGCTTCAGGCCGGACACCCATACCATGGGCTGGTAAAGGACGGAGGCCTAACGCTGCCAAACGGCCAGATCATCAACTACAGCGTCACCGGAATTTCTACCATCCTGAAGGTTCCCGGCTGGGATCGGCCGGAACAGTATGACCCGACAACCGGCTACCGCTGGCTGCCCTATGCGATTTATCAGCGAGCGGCCTTCTTCAGCGGCTGCTATTTGTACGGGCGGTTCAGCAACAACTGCGATTGGTTGGTTGCATTCTGCCCGGCCGACGTCTGGACTGTTGAAGTCACCGCGGCAGGTTTGACGCTGGAGTGTCTGAACCGCAAGGCCAAGCGCGTTTTTGCGTTGAATTGGGGGCCAGTAGCCAATGCTTTCAAACCAAACGGGGGGTGGAAATGGAGCCTCGCCGCGGTTTCCACCAGCGGCAACGCCGCCGTGCTGTCATTCGTGGGAGAGTTCTCCATCAATGCCGTGACACTGCAACTCACACCAAATGGCGCGACTATCAGTTTCAATGAGCGTGGAACCTCGGGGGCGCGGTCTGGTTACTACTTTGAGCGACGGCTGAAAGTAGCGGCCTACCCATACGGCAGCGAAATCGTTCCTGTCTTTTGCGAATCGGTGATGTTGTCTTCTACTACAGAGGAAATTCCCGAAGTGCCAGGCGTTGAAGGAGCGAAGACTCGTTACACCGCATTGTTTGAGTGGAGGATCGGGACGGTCAAGTTGGGCCAGTTTTGGGTTGAGCATATTGATCGTGGTCCATTGGCTGGCATGGTTAATACCAAGACTTTGCAGATTCAATCTGGTGCCCTTCAAGCCCCTAATTTTTTGTGGAGCCAAGACATTCTGTTCGAGGTCGTTGGCGATGGGTTAGTGACGGTTGCGTCCCGGATCGGGCTTGAGCTTGTGACATACGGCGTTGTCGACCTTGTCGCGGGAACCGGTACTTTGTGGCCAGCGGGGGCAACGCACGTAGCTGTTCACCCTATCACCAGGCAAATCGTGTTCAATTCTGGGCCGGTTTGCTTTGCCTGAGGGGTGCCGAAGGACTTCCCCCCTGTGTGAGGGCCGAGCGTTCGGGACAATGGCCGCATCGTCCAGTACCACGGCCTCGTGATCATGCACCCCTACATCCGTAAAGACCCGCTCCAGATTGTTCAGGGCTGTTCATTCGAGCAGAGCTGGGCCTGGACCGCCGGCGGTCAGCCAGTCGATCTGACTGGCGCACGTTTCGAACTCGTCGCAAAGGGGAGCGCAAGCGACAGCCAGGTGCTGATATTCCTGAGTACGGAAAACGGTGGCATCACGGTTCAGGGCAACACCATCTCGCTGAAAATCACCGCGGAGCAAACCAAAGCTTACAACTGGCGCGCAGCGGTGTTCGACCTTCGTGTTACATGGCCTAGCGGACGCATTGACTTGTTCATGGGCGGCAAATTCGAAGTACGGCCGGGCGTGATGGCGCAATGACCCTATCGGAACTCATTGAACTGATGCCGCAGCCTCAAATTGAGCGCATCGAAACAACCATCATTCAGCATGAGCTGATCATTGAATCAGGCAAACAAGGGCCGGCTGGTCCAGGCATCGATAGCTTCGACGTCGATCTAGTGCTGCTGTACCAGATATCAAAACTATAGGGAGCATCCATGACACTGCAAGCACGCCTCACCCAACTGATTCAATCTGTCGGCGGCGATATCAAGACCCTGACCTCGGCGCAGGGCAACTTGGCGGCGTTGAACACAACGCAGAAGGCAAGCCTCGTCGGTGCAATCAACGAGATTCTCGACCTGGCTACCGGCCGCAGCGCGGTCATCGACGATACGGCTGCGGCAGCGGGCAAAACCTACTCATCGTCGATGATCTTGCAGTTGCTCGCTGATCTGAAAAATCAGATTCTCGGGGGCGCAAGTTCGGCTTTCGACACCCTGCTTGAAATCGAACAGAAGTTAGGGGCTGGCGATGGTGCAACTGCAGGGCTATTGACTGCAGTTAATCACCGGGTCAGCTATGCCGATGCCCAGACGCTGACAGCGGCGCAGAAAGCCCAGGCCTGCGCCAATATCGGGATCGGCGACCCTGAGACCGATTTCGTCGCCATCTATAACGCCAGCAAAGCGTGATGTTGATAGACCGGATTGCTGCCGGTTTTGCCGCGGTTGGGCGAGACATCAAGGCCGCGCTGGCGCTGGGGCAGATCAGCTATTTTGCAGCGCCTGCCCGGCCGTGTGGCTGGTTGCTGGCCAATGGGGCCGAACTCTCCCGCACTCGATACAGCGGCTTGTTCCAGCTGCTCGGCACAGCCTTTGGCGATGGCGATGGTTCCAACACTTTTAACCTGCCGGCCTTGCCGGCCCCTGTTGGGGTGTGGGCATGCATCTACATTGGCGGCCAGGTCAACCCGCGCACGGTCACGCTGTACGCGTTTCACCCTGTTACTGGCGAGTATCAAGGCCAACGTCCCGCCGATGTTTCCCCCGTTGACGCTGACGAGGTGGTCTTGCGGCCGCCATTCACCACGGATCAAGCGCCGCCGGCCGGCGAGCGGCAGACCGCAATCATGCGGAACGGGCAATGGGTGCTGGTGCCAGATTATCGGCAAGTCATGCTGTGGAGCACGCAAACCGGCGCGCACGTCAGCGCACAGTTGGGGCAATCACTGGCGACAATTGGCGCAACGGATAAGCCGCCGCCGGCATTTGGAGTGTGGAACGGGCAGGATTGGGTGATAGATCAAGATGCCCGCACCGCCGCAGATGCGGAGGCGGCCAAGCCCGAGTTTCGCTATCTGGACGACTCAACCCGCAGAGCGGCTCTAACTCAACAGGCCCAACAAGATGCCCGTGCCCGGCTGCTGGCCGCGTATGTTGCCCGCAAACCGCTAGAGGATGCCGTCAAAGCAGGCGCTGCAACGGCCTATGAACAGGAGCTGTTGGCCGCGTGGAAGCGCTACTGCAACATGCTGGCCAAACTGTCGCAGCAGCCAGGCTATCCAGCGTTGATTGATTGGCCGCAACCGCCCTATGATTTGCGGGCGGAATTGCACTAGATCGCGGGGGGCGTCGGTGTAAAAGTGCGCGCAAAGCGATGCAAAGTTACCCGCGCCGTTACACGCTTTGCGGATGATGTTTCAAGAAGAAACCACGTAGCCGACGCGCCCCCAGTCCCTTCAAGCCTGCCGACGGGTGGCAGGCCCGAGGTCTTAAGCGGCTGCCTGTTCGAGCAGCGCGACGGTAGCGCGCTGCGAGTTCAGCCGCGCCTCGGGCCTGACGGGCCCCGGCGGGAAGCCGTAGGCCAGGTTTGCAGGGCGGCCTTTGGGGTGAAGGGGAATTTGGCCGCGCAAATTCCCCTTCCTGCCCGCCGGGCAGCCCCGGCAATGAAAATCATCATCCGCGCAGCGGATTCAAAACCCTCTCACCTAACCAAACTCACCACGTCGCCTTGATCCACCCCTTTTCCTCGGCAACAATCCCAGCCTTGCTACGTCATTTGGCAGGCGCATGGAGGGAGAGTGTAATGCACTCACCGGTTTGGAGTTCACTCGGTACGCCAATCCCGCTACGCGCTTGCCTAATCCTCACCCGCACACCTTGCTGAACCAGCCACACCGCCTTGACCCCAAGCACTCCCTCAGGAACAATCCCCACGTTGCCGCCCACATGCGGCACACGGGATTGGCGTCTCGTTTCCGAAGTCGACAAGCCAACGCAGCATGCTGCGTTGGCTGCTTTATCCATGGCAAAGCCATTTTGGCAGGCGCATGGTGGGAGAGTGCTATGCACTCGCCGGCTAGACTTCGGACCGGTACGCCAATCCTGCCACGCGCCTGCCTAATACCTCAGCTTCCCCCGGCAGGTGGTTTATCTTGTGTCACAGCAGGAGAAACACCATGCATCACGCTCAAAACTTTCCCCGTCGTCGCCGCTACAAACTGCACTCGCTGGAACAGCAGGAAGCCCTGCTCCCCTTTGTTCGCTTCTGCCCCGGCCGCACCTATCGGCATTACTGGCAAATGCCCGCGCCCCGCAAGGATTACCCCGCCGACAGCGCCTACGGCCGCGAATGCGCGGCTCACCTGTTGCAATGGATGAAGGACAACCGCGAATACGTTGGCAAAGGCCTGCTCAGCCGCGTGGCGCGGGACATCGACTTTGACGACCGCGACGGACGCGGCCAGTGGATGGGCTTTTTCAACTATCTGGAAATCATGATGCTGTTGGGCGCGGACCGGGTCCGGGTTTACCGCCATGTAGATAGCCAACACCAGCTCTACCTGGTGCTGGGACAACGGCTCAAGCTGGAAGCGCGCTTCCGCCGCATCCGCCTGCGAAACCGCTAA